TTGACCGGCGTCGGGGCGCAGAACGCCACGGAGCAGCCTGGCGGTGCGGGCGCGGGCGGTATCGTCATCATCGAAGAGTACGCCTGACCGGTCGGTCAGGCTGAAACAAAAGGCCGCCGAAAGGCGGCCTTTTGTTATGCGTCACGCAAGCCGAAGATGAGATTCCCGGCAGCCATGCGCCGGTCGACCTGGGCGCCGTCTATGGCCTCCCACTGCAGGGCCATCAGATACAAGCACACGGTTTGCCAGTCCCCTCGGCCCGCGGCCGTCCACAATTCGTTCCAGTCGCGGACGCGATCTACCCCGATGATGTCAGCGACGGCGTACAGGAAGCCGACTTTGCGATCACACCCGGGCTGGTTGGCCATCAGCACGAATACTCGGCGTTCAAGGGTCTTGCTGACCCGGTCGATGTCCGCTTCCAGTGCCATACGTGCCACGATCTCCGGTTGGGCGCTGCGCTCGATAGCGCGTCCATAGCCCAGGCGAAGCACGTTATCCGGGCCGCGTCGCGGGAACTCCGCGCGCGGCCAGAATACCATCAGGTGCGAGGTTGCCTCGGCGCACGCGCGCTGTCGTACAGCTTCCAGTTCGGATTGCATCGCGTCGGCCGCTTCTTGCTCAGGCGCCATTCGCCCCCCGACGTCCTGGAGCCAAATAGAAGCCGACCACGCCGCCGAGAGCCATGTTCAGCCCGCCAATGAGGCCAGCAAAAACTTCCCGGTTCTCGGTGGGCACCGGTACGTAGATGGATACGAACAGGCAAGCGCCATACAGCATCAGAATGAGTAAGGACAGGCCGAAACGGGCCGCGCCGATGTTTCGGGTGGCGAACGTCATGCCGGCAACCCCAGCAGTCGCTTGGCCTGGGCCAACTTGGCCTTGCGGTCGTCCAGGCCGTTCGTGCCGCCATTGATGGCGCGCGTCACGCCGACCACATCGTCGGCCAGTGCGAGCGCCTTGAGCTTCGGACGCTCGACGGTCCAGTACCAGAACGCGGCGTCGACCGCGTCTGGCAGACGGGTCAGCATCAACGGGTCGCGCACGGCACGATCGTCGCCGTACTTCCATTTGCTGTACCGCGCATGGTTACCGCGGCCGGTGACCTGGATGAGGCCGTGACCCTTGAACTTGACCCCGTCACCGGGCTTGACGTTGCCCAGATCCTTGCGGCCCTCGTAGGCCTTGCCAGAGGCCAGCTCCTGCAGCCATTTGCCGCTGCCGGATTCGTGGGCAACCTGTGCGATGAAATGTGCGCGCTCTAGGGGTGAGTCGATACCGTATCGAAGAAAACCTTGTTCCAGGGCGTGTGCGATGTCTGCGGGAAAACCTAGCGCAGCCGCGGCCACTTCTGCAGTAGTCATCGTTGCCATTTGTACTCTCCCAGGAGGTCAGTTTCCGCGCGTTCGCGTGTTTGGCACGCCTCGTCAAAGGCTTTGAAATACCCTAAGTGGTGCGTCACGCCACGCACCACGATCTTGGCATACCAAGCTTGGGCGTGCCGGGCCCAACCTACACCCATACGGCCCGAGGTATTACGGCCTGAGTCGGCCTTGTAGCCACAATTCTGACTTCGCGTTGCTGGGCGCAAGTTGTCAGGGTGATTGTTCTTCTTGTTTCCATCGATGTGGTCCACATCGTGCGCCGGCCACGCACCGGTGGTTAGCGCAAACACTATGCGGTGCACGTACAAACGTTTGCCGCGAAAGCGGACGGAATCGTATTTGTGCGTCCGGGAAGTTGCGACCCGACGACCCGGGACCACTTTGCGCCCGGTCTTCTTGATCCACACAAGGCCGTCACCGACTACAGCCAAATGCTCTCGGATGTCATCTAGTAGAGCTATGTCGGCGGGGAAGCCCAGGCCGATGGCAGCGGTTTCAGTCGACATCTCCGGGGTCCTTGGCAGCTCCGCGCAGTTTGCGGCGCGCCCAGCTTACCACACGCTTAACTGGGCTCGCAGTCAAGGGAACTTCCGTGAACCGGTCGAAATGCTCGACCAGGAACTGCGCCTCAGGTAGCAGCGACGCCCGGGCGACCTTCGGCGTTGCGTCCAAGTAGGCCTGAAGGCTCGCACGAATCGAGTCCTCAAACTGGTGAAGCGCCGATGTGTGCGCATCAGACACGCGGGCCAAACGTACGAGGGTGCGCGCCGAAGCCTTCGGGTCGATCTGCAGACTGTCGCGCCGCATAGATTCGCTCAAGGCGCTGCGGTGATACTCCAGGGCGTCCATGAACGCGAACTGTGCAGCCTGGTGTCGGGAGAGTTCGTTCACAGCGGCGGCACTCCAGGTTCGAGGGTTTGGATCGTCAGCTCCACGCGCCCAGTGCCCGAGGGCTCGCCGCGCAGCATGACCAGGGCGTCGATTTGCGAATCGTCCAGCCAGACACGTTGGGCAGTCAGGCAATCGATCATCAGCTTCTCGCGGTTGGCGATGTCCCATCGTGCTTTGGCAAGCTTGAGCGGCGGGTGAAGGACCATCCAGACCATCAGCCGCCCAGTCAGCGGCGGCGGGACGCGGCCAACAGGCAAGGCGGCCGAGGCCGCCCTTTTGTAGTCATGAGCCACTTCGGCCAGGCGGATCGACTTGCCCTTGGGCTTGTAGATCCGGTTCAGGCTTGGCGGCCAGGGGAGGGTCAGGTGGGTCGTCACGCCTGGCTGTCGATCAGGGTCAGCAGTTCATCGGCACAGGCGTGCTTCGTGTCGGCGACGGTTCCGCCCGCTTCCACAATCCAACTGCGCGCGAGGCTACGGAGTGGACCAAGGTCCACGGCCTGCGCGGGCTTGTACTCCTCAGCCGCCTCAATGGCGTTCTGCCAAGGGCAGTTGGTGCTGCTGTGCTCGCCCATATCCACGCCGGTGATACTTGCGATGTGGCCGGCCAGGTCGTCGGCTACTTCGTGATAGCGGTCGCGCTGGTCGATGGCCTCGCCGAGGGCGCGATCCAAGCCGTCCAGATAAACCTGCGCGGGCTGTTGCGCAGGCGGGGCGGCGTCACCGACCACCAAAGCGCGATAGAGGGACATTTGACCCGCGCCGTACTTGGCTTCAAACGCCTTGCCGTTGTCGTAGAGCTTCTTATCGCACGTTGACCACTGGCCGCCGCCATACCCGTGGTAACTCTGATACTCGACAACCTCCCCCACCGGCTGGCGACGGTTCTCCCATCGCTGGTTGTTCCACACAAAGCCTAGTTCGAGGAGAGGCTCGACAGCCGATTCACGCCGACGTGTTGGGATCGCACGTTCGAATTCCACCGGCTGGCGGGCGGCGAGGGCTGCGATAGCTGCGTCCAGTGCCTGCTTCTGATTGACCGATGGGACGAGCCGCCGCAGTTCTGCCAGCTCTTCAATGAAGAGCACATCCTGACCACCCGGGGAGGGCTGGGCGGAGAGAACAAATTGCCACGCCTTCCATGCGGAGGAAGACCGGTCATCGCTGTACTCGCCGCTGTGGGGCCACCTATGTAGGCTCAGGCACTCGCCATGGGCCCACACCTCAAACCGCACACGCTCTTCGGAACCCAACTGCACGCATCCGCCGTGCTTCGCGGTCGCCAGGGTGGCGGGGTGTGCTGGGCACGGGTGCCGCAGAGATCCGTCACCGCTCGGGCAGGTGCAACTATCAAGTTTCTCGTTCATCGTGTTTGCTCCTAGTGGAAAGACCCAGCCCTTTCGGGCCGGGTCTCGGGTCGATCAGCCGAACGGCTTATCGGCACTTGCGGGCTGCTGGAACGGATCGGCCGACGGCTTGGCCGATTCCTGCGTAGCCGACTGCTGGGCGGGCGCGTCGCTGCGGTACTTGGCGAACGCGCTCTCGGACGGCTCGCCGCCTTCACCCGCCGAGCGCCGCTCGCCGCCGCCGACGGCCATCAGGCCCGACAGGTTGAACGACACGCCGGCCGAACCGCCGCCCTTCGGCGGGTAGAAGAAGCCGTAGGTGTTCACACGAACCTTCTGGCCGGAGTAGAAGTCGGTGCGGATGGCGCCGCCATTGATCGGCAGTGCGCTGATCTTCTGGCCGTTGACCAGGAACAGATCCGGCGGGTAGTCCGGGCCGCTGCCCATGCGGACGATGAACCAGTCGTCCGGAATGCCCGGGAACTTCTTGTCCGGGGCCAGACGGCCGTGCACTTTGGGGGCCAGCTGCAGGCCTACGGTATGACCGTTCGGAGCGGCGGCGGTGCATACGGCCATCAGGTCGGCCTGGGCCTCGGGCGGGAATGCAAACTGACCCCAGAACTCAGGCTTGTCGGGCTTGGCCTTGCCGGCCTTCGGCTGGTCAAGGGAGCCCATCAGGTAGATTGCGACGTGGTCTGCGATGCTCATAGCTTAAAGTCTCGAAGTTGATGCGCGACGTGCGCGGGTTGGTGGAACGGTTACGACTCTATAACGCAAGTGTCAGGCTGTCAAGCGCTTGTAGTGAGAAATTTCATTGAATATTGCATCAAGCCCTGCGGCCGTGACGTGCGGCCTGCCTATCGTGGTGAAGTCGAGCTCGCCGCGTGACGCGTCACAGAATACGACGCCTCGACCGCGCACCGGATTGCAGACGTTGTTGATGTAGCTCGGGCCGTGCCGCCATACCTGGCTACCGTCGATGCGCCACTCGGGCCGCAATTCGAGCCGCTGATGGTAACGGCCCGGCTGCGAGGTGATCGATAGCCAGGTCGTGTACCCGGCGCCGATCTCGATGCAGACAAACGGGCCACTGCGGAACGGTTGATGCTCCAGGCGCTGCAAGCGCGTGTCGGCCAGCAGGATCTGCGTGTCGAGGTAGGCGACAGCGCCCGGTCGGATCTGGTCAATCGTCAGCATCGGCGTACCTCGCTGCAAGGCACAACATGAGCGGTCCGACAACCGCCTGCAAGATCTGATCGCCCGCTTCGTTCTCCGCAGTTTGCAAGGCCGCCCATTGGTGCAGGCGATAGCCGTCTGCGGTATCGGTCCAGAAGTAGCGCTCACCGGGTTTACGCGCCCATGCAAAACGAAGGAATGGTCGCCACTTCATGCCGCAACCCTCCGTGCGTACGTGCCTAGTAGCGTGCGGACCTTCCACAGGTTCGACTCGCCGATGTGCGACCGCCCGGACCGCCAGCCGCAGAGCGTCGGGCCTTTGATGCCGATAGCGGCGCAGAGTTGGCGGTCCGTCCAGCCCTCGGACGCCTTGACGGCGTCCAGGGCGCGGATCAAGCCGCGATGGGTCGGTGTGGACATCGAGCCGACGGAGGGCATTACGGCATCTCCGGAGCAACGTAACGCATGTGCCACGCGCACTCCGCGTCTTCCTGTTCGACAAAGTTGTCCGTGCTTACGCCACAGGTGATGCAGTGAACGAAGAACCCTTCGTTCCCAGGGCCCGGAAATATCTGCGGATTGCCTTTGTCTGGCCCGCAAAATGGACACTCTTTCAGCTCGGCGCTCATGAGTTATTTCCTTCGCTAAGAACGGTCATAAGCTCCCGGATGTGCTCGAACCATGCGGTGTGGTCATAGTCGCCTGACAGGATGTTTTCGCGGTATTCGTCATTCGGTGTTCGGTCCGCGATGAACTGTCGAACCGATTTGATGCTCACTGCTTGGGCGCCGAACTGCCGATTCGCCAACTTGCGCAGCTCCTGCAAGTCGTCAGTTCGTACCATTACGTTACGGCCCATGTGGTCCATGGCGCGCATCAGTGCCGCGTCGATTCGAGCCAACATAGATGCTACGGGCTTGCTTCCCATCACTTTTCTCCCTGGTTGATGTACTTGGCGAACGCGTTAGCGGCTTTCTCCGCGTCCTTGCCGGCCGATGCCGTGAAGGTCGCCACGTCCGGGTAGCGGCCGGTCAGTGCGGCCAGATCGTCGGGAGGCAGGACGCCTTCGGCCCTGCCGATGGACGGTGGCTGCAGCAGGTCGTAGCGGTCGGCCATCATGAAGGCCTCGACCGCGGCCGGCGCACTGAGCCACATCGGTGAGCCCTTGCGGAACTTGACGGCCACAGCCGGGTGGTTCTTCTCATGCAGGATGCGCACGCGTTCCTTGAGGTCATCCTCGAAAGCCTTGAACGCCGAGCGCTGACCCCACAGGGCCATGACTTCCTCGGGGCTCAGGTCGACCACGACCAGCTTGTTGGCCTCGACCCGCAGCGCAGTAGCCCCAAATCCGGCCGCAGCGGGGCACCAGCGCGCGCTGGGGCAATACTTGCAGTGGTCCCCAGGGGCAGGGTCGACAAGCTCACCACGGGCCATAGAGGCCGCTGCAGCGGCTACGGCTTTCAGTTCGCCGTGCAGTTTCGCGCGCTGGGTGTTGATCCACTCGGCCGCGGCCGCGGGTTCGGTCACCGCGACGACCTGCCACGGGTCGCCGTGGAGCGTGTTGGGCTGGTAGACGAACACGCCGACCTGCTCGGGTTGCAGGTGCGGCGCCTGATCGACCCACAGCACCAGGGCGCCGGCGCACTGCTCGTTCGGTTCTTCGACCGTGCCGGCATCCACCGGTGAGCGGCCGTTCTTGTAGTCGCCCGATACCAGGCGCTTGGCGCCAGCGTTCCAGAACATGCCGTCGGCGATCGTGAAGACCTTCACGCCGTGGATCTCGACGTCCTCGATCTTCAACTCGACCATGCAGATCGTCGGGCCGGGCGCGCTGGCGAACAGGCTGGCGGCCTTCGTGGCGTAGGTCTGGGCGTGGTTGAGGGCCGTGTTGCGCCAGTCATTGACGCCGCGCTCGGTGTAATCGAAATCTTCCAGCCCTGCGGGCGGCGTGATGACGGGCGGTGCGTCGCCGACATTGGCCGACTGGAACTGCCGGTGGAGTGCCCAT